ACAATGTTCTAACGAAGGAGAAATATGAACAGAGAACCGGTTATTTCAAACCAAACACCAGCAGGGTGTGAGCGTTACGGCAATACATCTGGCATTGAAGCATCAAACATTTCATCTGTTTATGCGATGCCAGGGACAGAGCCAGCAATGCCTAGCGATGTTTCTTATGGTCGAAACGTTTTAGACCATTGCACATATCATTACCCAGAAGGTCATGAGTGCAGGGCTCCAAGAGTTAAAGACGATACGTTCTGCATAGGTCACAAGAAACAGAGAATCAATGCTGAGAAAAAAGCTAAAGCATTAGAGGAACAAGTCCAGGAATAGGAATTTAAATGCCAGCACCAGCGAGTACGCTAACCACGGGTCTTAACTCCTATTACCTTATTCAGTTAATAGAAAGTCTTTCGCAGCTTCAAATTGGCTACGACCAAGATGTTGATGACATCGACCAAGACTTGGTGCTCCAGTTCCTCAAAGAGGGTTATCAGAGAATCGTTTCTCTTGACACTCGTTGGCCATGGTTCCAAACCACATACCAATTTGAGACCCTTCCATCAATCAGAACCTATTCTTCTGGTTTGAGCATTACTGCAAGCTGGTCTCCATATATTCCAGTGTTTCCTGATGCAGCTGCATTAAATAAAACTCTTCAAAATGTTCGTGAAATAATTAGCGTTATTAATAACACTGACGGTGGAAACGAACTAATTTACATTGACCAGTTCAAAGCAGAATCAATCTGGGTTGGAACAAATGACCAGCCAGACATTCCTGCATATTGGTCTCTTTGGGGCAACCAAATAAACTTGTGGCCAAAGCCAAACGACACGCAATACGACATGACCATGCGTGGTTATCGTGAGCCAGACCTTACATGGCTTACAGACTCAGCTAACTCACAAAGTACAAACTATGTAGACCTCGACCCAGAGTTCCACATGATGCTTGTAAACTTTGTTCTTGCGCGAACATTCCAATTCCAAGAAGACCCTGAGATGGCCAATGTGTACATGCAGCACTACAACTCTGGTGTCACAATTGCTAAAGCAAACTTAACTGCACCAAACAGCAACCAGCCATTAATTATGAGCGGTGGATTGCAACTTAACGGAGCAGCAAATACTGCCTATGGACAGGGATATGGTCAAGCCGGAATCATGGTGCAACCAGGCTCGCCTTATCCGTTGGGAAGAATGTTCTAACAAATGGCGGCTATTGACTTCAAGCAAGTCTTTGACTTTACTGGCGGAATTAACTTTCGTGCCGACCAGTTTCAATTGGCTGACAACGAATCACCGGGGATGCTCAATGTAGAGATTGACCCTCGTGGTGGTGTGTTCAGTCGCGCTGGTTATCAAACAAAACATTCAACAGCTGTTGTGGCTTCTGGTGCCGTATGGAGACCGAAAGGTTTGTACGACTACAAGTATTCTAATGCTCCGTTAATCATGTTGACCACTGGACGTGGTGGTGCAGGACCAACTGACGGCAAGATTTACCATTCAAGCGGTGGAAACTTTACAAAACTTGCAGCAGATGCGTTTAACGATGTAAATGTTAAATCATCAAACGGCGCTTCCATGACCCAATGGGAAGACACCATGTACTTTGCTATTGGCGTTACTGCCCCCTATATGTACAGTTGGGTTTCTGGAAACACATACGCAACACAATTGACTGCTTCAGGCCCGACTTGGCAGCCATACGAGATTCCTGCACTAACTCCATACATGCCACGAGCAGAACACGTATTAGCTCATGCCAACAAGTTGTTTGTTGCTAACACCTACGAAAATGGAGTTGCATATCCAAACCGTTTGCGCTGGTCGCATGAAAACCTTCCTGGTTCTTGGTATCAACAGGACTACATTGACATCATTGCTGGTGGAGAAGGAATTCGAGGCATTCAAGTAGTTGATGGCCAGTTGCTTATCTTCAAGCCAAAAGCCATTTACCTGCTTATGGGTTATGACGCTGACTCATTCCAGTTGGTTGAACTCACCACGGTTCTTGGTATTGATTATCCACAGCAAGCAGTAGCCGGTTCTGGTGGCGTTTACTTCTTTGACTACCCAGGCGGATTATTCTTCTATGACCGCAATGGAATCCAAGACATATTTGAGCGAATCAAACCGATAATCATTAACAAAGAAGTTAACTCTGAATATACCTTTGATATAACGCTGTCCTATGTCAGAGACAGACTTTGGGTATCAATGCCGTATGCTCCAGCAGCTGTTTCATCTCCGCCAGATTATCCAAGCGTTAACTTTATTTTTGACCCAACGATTGGTCAACGTGGTTCATACACCATGTTTCAAACAGCTGAATGGTTTGACCCGCAGACAGCTTCGCCAGACGACGACCTCATTGGTGGATTTGGTCTTGTATGTGGCATGGATTGGCGTGATTCAAACGACCAACCTTATTATCTAATGGTTTCACCATACGAAGATTATGCATATGTTATGTATGTTGACGACTATGCAAACACGGTAGACGACGCCCCGGCAACATTTACTGGCAAGTTCGGCACTGCATACAGAACAGCCTGGTTTGACGATAATCGTTATGTACAATTAAAGTCATTTATTCGCCCTTATTTTGTTCTTAAAGAAGTTTCATCTCCAACCCAGATTCGTCTAGGTATTTATAAGAACTATGATGAAACAAATCAATCTGGCGGTACAAAAACAATCTCACTAACACCAATCTCAAGTGGTGGAACTTATTCAACAAGTGGTGCTGGTGGTCTCTATGGAACAGCTGTTTATGGAATTAGCACTGTGGGAGCGGCGATTAAAAGAAAAGGCATTGCCCCGTTGGGTAGAGGATATGCAGTTCAACTGGAGTTCAATGGACCAGATGACTCAACGGACTCAAATGTCGCACCAGGTAGAAAATGGGGATTAAACAGCATCGGTTATAAATTCAAAAGAAGAAAAATCAGAGGAACCTAATCATGGCAACAGTAACCATTCCGTATACATTCAGCAACGGTGACCCAATTGTCGCTGCTGAACACAACGCCAACTGGCAGTCAATCGAGACGTTTGTTAACGCCTTGTCTGCTGGTAACAACTTTGACACAGGTGCGCTGGACACTGTAACGATTGCTGATGCGGCAATCACATCGGCAAAGCTTGGAACATCTTTGACTTTGGTGACACCAAACATTGGAGTGGCAACGGCAACATCTTTGGCAATCAGTGGAAACATTGTTTTTCATACTGGAACAACTGGTGCTACAGCATCGTACACATTGGCACTTACCGACGACTCAAAGATTATTGAAATCAATAGTGCAACTGCAGTTAACTTGACAGTTCCTTTGAACTCTTCTGTTGCATTCCCTGTTGGCACTTCAATAACTATTCTTCAAACTGGTGCTGGTCAAATTACAGTTCTGCCAGTTTCTGGAGTAATAGTTAACTCAACTCCAGGACTAAAGATTCGTACTCAATGGGCTGCTGCAACACTGCTCAAACGAGCGACTGACACTTGGGTTCTCATGGGAGACTTGACCTCCTAATGCCATTATTTGTTGGAGCCATTGATGCTGGCGGTGACCAGCCAACAGCACCTGGTACGCCCACGGCTACAGGTGGTAACGCTGTTGCAACAGTTTCATTTGCAGCTCCTAGTTACCTTGGCAAAACTGGAACAGTTGTATACACGGTTACGTCAAGTCCTGGAAACATTACTGCAAGTGGTATTTCGCCAATAACAGTCACTGGACTTACCAACGGAACTGCTTATACATTTACGGTAAGAGGAACAACTGATTATGGTGTTGTTTCTAATGCAAGCGCTGCATCTAATTCTGTGACTCCGGCTGCTCCTCCTGCTCCTCCGCCACCTCCGCCACCGCCTCCTGGTCCTCCACCTCCTCCACCATGTTCTTGCGCGCCTCAGCCATGGCCTGGTAATTGCACTCGTGTTTTCCCAAATACGTGTGACGGTACATACACATTTGAATACTACGACTGTGGTTGTAGTCAGACATGCCCAGGAACTGGTGGATACAACCCACAACAGATTTCTGGTTCTTGCGGATATGTCGCACCTGCTCCTATTCCTGGATGCTCAGGATGTACCTACCAGACCACTGGTCAATCACAGTTTGTCTGTGGATGTGAAGAAATCCGTGGTTTTCAAAAACAAAAGTTTTATGTGGTAACTTCTTATTCATCAACATGCACACCAGACCCATGTTCACCATGCGTTTGCTCAACATCAAGCACAGGACCGTGCACACTATCAAACTTTGCTTGTTTCCAATAAATTAACGAAGGAGAAAAATGAAAGACCCAATCAATAACCCGGAAGAGTTTGTTGATAAGCACGCATATTTTGCTTATGTAGTTGACGGTGAAGTAACCCATTTACATACAGTAGATTTTTTGATGGAACTTGTTATCGCATCAATGTCATCTAACCCAACCGTTGTCCGTCTTTCTAAGGAAGATGCCCTGAAGGTTAAAGGCGGATGGTACTTTGACGGCAACGAATTTAAAGAACAGTTGTAAGCATGTCTGCTTGGAAGAATTACAAAGAAAAGCTGGGCACGACACGCCCATGGGACCTTCTGAACCCACATACGGAGTTTGCTAGCGACGAACTAGAAAGCACCCGTTATTCACTGTGCAACGACTGCCCGGAATTCATCAGAATGACCACTCAATGCAAGCAATGCGGATGTATCATGAAAGCCAAGGTCAAATTGCTTCATGCGACATGTCCTTTGGGTAAGTGGTGATGTTTGACTTTGCTGATGTGACCACGCCTGAGTATCAGTCGTTTGTGAAGTTTGTTGACATTGAAACAAACATTCCACGCAAGATTGCAGAGATAGACTCAGCAGCATTCCCTTATGGGTTTAAGGCTGAAGTTGGCCCATTTAGTAGTTACCAAAAAGAAAACTTGCTTTCCAAGGATGAATGCGAGTATTTGATTTGGCTTGCTGAATCGACCGATGAATGGCTAGAAGACACACTGCCATTCTGGAAAGGCCGGAATATTCCGTTCTTGACCATGCTTCCTGCTAGACCATGGGCAACAGAAGACACTCACCCATTGTGCGTGGACATCGTAAAGCGAATTCGCAGTTTTATAGAAAGTTCGTTTGGTGTCGAGGCTTGGCCAGACCAGATAGGCATAGTTCGCTGGCCTCCGGGAAGCTGGCAAATGACCCACAAGGACGATGTTGATGGCCTAGACAGGGTCTCTGGCTGTGTTGTGTTCCTCAATAGCGACTACGAAGGCGGGGAGCCGTTTTACCCGTACTACGACAAAATGGTCAAGCCTAGGGCTGGCATGGTTTATGCCCATTCCTCAGACGAGGACCACCTGCATGGGGTAACACAGATTAAAAACAAGACAAGGTATACAATTTCAACCACGTGGACGGTGAATAAGGACAAGTGCTCCTATCTAAGCCACTTTGGCGACCCCAAGGTAATGAACCAGCCTTTACAGTAAGGAATCTATATGGCATATGACCCATCTCTATTTGAACAGCAACGGCGTGGGCTTCTCAATACCTTTGCACAGCAGTCTGCCCTCAATGCCTATCAGCGTTATCTGGCAGAAACCCGTGGTCAACGCCCAATATTGAATCTTGAAGAAGCAGCATTTAGTCGTACCCCTACTGGGGGGCTTGGCGAGGTGCCAAAGCTGACAGCTTCTTATGCCAAGCGTGGTCTACAAGGCAAGGGCATGCGCTCTGGTATCTACAACGAGGCACTTTCTAGTTATGCCAAGAACCGTGCTCGTCAGCTTGGATATGCAAGAGAAGACCAAGCTGGAGCACTTAGAGGTCTTGATGTGCAGAAGACTGGGTATGAATCAGACCTGGCTACCGGAATGCAAGATGTAGAAGCAAGCAAAGCCAGACAAATCGCAGCAGACGCAAAAGCCCTGCTTGAACTGAGATAGGGGTAGACAGTGGCAACCATATTGAGTCAAAGAGCTCTTGACGCGCAAGCCGCAAGATATGGAGGATTGGCTAATGCCTACGCTTCCGGACAAATGAACGCAGGTGCTGGCGAAGAAGACATTCCAGATTCAGAACTTGAGACACAAATTGCAGGTGGAGGCGACCCATACAAAGTTACGGGAAGCGGTACTTCTGCTGCAACAACGAACGCAAACACAGCAGCTGCAAAGTTTGAGGCAGAACAACAAGCTGCCACAGATGCCGCTACAGCGGCACGAACTGGTGCTACGCAACAAGCTGCATACTTGCGTGCTCTTTTAGGTAAAGGTGTTCCAACTTCTATTACTGGGTCAATTGACGCACAAGAAACCTCTGGCCGTGAGTACATCAATACCCAGTCGGCTAATTTGCTACAGCGTTTGTCTGAAGCATTGGGAACTGGTCAGCAATTCACCACCCAGGGTTACGACACGCTACGTAATTACCTCACGGCTAATCCTGCACGGGCTTATGCTCAGGCTCAGCGCGCTGTTCCAACAGTTACACAGAATGCCCTTGCTCAATACATGCAGGCTCAAGGTGTAGACCCTGCGATGGCTCAACCAGCTGTTGACCAAGCAAACCTTGCTGCCCTTGGTGGGGCTACCAACTACAACCAGTTGCTCAATGTTTTGACTGGCGCTGAATCTGCTGGTCAAGCATCACGGATGTCTGAAGAACAGATGGCTCGTGCCTTGGCTGGTTCACAACTCCAACAAACATATGGTGCTGGTCGAGCAGGCGTTGAAGCAGAACAACTAAGCGCATTGAACGCGCTGGCTACAAGAATTTCTGAAGCTCGCATTGCTGCTGAGAATGAGCAATTACAACGTGACCAAGCAATCCAAACCGCTCTTGCTGGGATTCTTGGAACAGGTTATTTGAGCCCAACAAGTAAAGACCCAGCTGTACAAACCGAACTAGAAGCCCTTGTCCCTGGTTACAAACGAATTGAACCTCCTAAGCAATCAGCTCCAGTAGCAAAACTTGCTTCACAAGTAGCTAATGCAACAAACAAAGCTCTTGTTAACCGTGCAAATAAATTTATTGCTGCAAACCCAACTGCAACACTTGCTCAGGTTAAAGAAGAATTCCCACAATTAACCGCAGCAGCTGCAAAGAAGAAGAAGAAGTAATGCCTAATCCAGCAATTCAACGTCTTATTGCAGCAGGTGCTAGCCCTCAACGTGCAAGGGCTTTTACTGACCAAGTTATGAAAAAAAAGGTAGGTTCTACTGCTGCGCCTAAACCTGATGCTATTAGTGTTACGGAAATTGCTGCAGTTGCTCCAGAATCTATAACAGCTCCTGCGGTCCCAGTTGCATCTGTTCCAATGCCAACAGCATTTCAACCAGAAGTTGCAGTAGTTCAACCAGAGTCAAATACTGTTTCGGCAATGGGCATGCCAGCGGTTGCACCTTCAACCCAAAAGCCTGCGAAGGGTGCAAATAGTTGGTACGACTTACAAATTGCATCAGCAGCACAGGCTTATAAATCTGGTCAAGGAATGCCTGGTTATGCAGCCCCAGACTTTGGAACACCTGAATTTACGCAGTACTACGAATACATAAAAGGTCCTGGAGCGTATTCAAAATTTGAAAACAACTTGCTTGCGCAATATGCTCCTACTTTTAATAAAGCACAAAAAAGTACAAATCTTTTTGACAGAAGTGTTACTGGTGCAATTAAAAAGGGGTTGTCTTTAACAGAAATAACAGAACTGATTGCTGGTGGAACACTAAAAACAAACCTGACAATTGAACAACAGACTTCGGCTGCCAGCAAATTGTTTGATGAGTACTCAAATGCACAAACAAAAGGTGAAGAATTTTATGTCAAGTCTGACCAGAATTATAAATTTGCTATGCCAGACCCAAGATTTACTTATGGCACATCAACAAACTTTAAAGCTGGAACCATTGATGTTTTAAACAATAAATATGCATTAGATGAATATAGAAGAAAAGAAAAAGAATTGACAGCTAGCAAAAAGTACAGTGCCAGTCAAATTGCCAAGGCTATGACAAAGATTAAAGCAAATCTTGCAGCCGATGTTAAAAAAAAGGGTTACAACCCATACAAGGATGAAACACTACTTCGAGATTCTCTTAGTTAGGGGCGATTGATGGCAAGTAAAAAACAAACTGTAGACCCTAATGACCCTTGGGGTGTCTTGGGAACAAGCCCTGCAACAACGGTTACAGGAAATAAACCATTTGTCGGGCCTACACTTGACCCACAAGTAATACAAGAACGCGCAAAACTTAAATCACAAGAAGTACAAGCGTTGCAAAAAGGCATTGACCCCGCAACAGTCACATCAATTGCTTCAGGTAAAGGTGACCCTAACCGTGGATTCCTTGGGCCAGCACGATGGTTGGGCAATGTAATTAAAAATGTTTACGATGTTGACCTTGTTCCTGGTAAGGGAAGTTTTCAACCATTAGTCAAAGCAGCGAACCTTGACATCATTCCAGGTTCAAAAGAATTCAAACCAGTTAAAGCAACCGGAAAGGCCGCAGCCACTGTTGGGACTAGAGCGCTTGTTGCAGCCTCACCAGCGATAGACAAACTTGACTTTGGTCGTCGACTTATTACATCCACGCTTAAAGAAGTAGGCGACGAGGTTCGTGTTTGGAGAGGCAACGCTGACCGTGGGAAAGAAATGCAAGGAACAAGCAATTACGCAAAGTTCCAAGGTAAAGGTGGATTCAGCGCTTCTGATTGGTGGAACCAACTTTCTAAAGAAGGTGGCATAGACGGTGGAGATTTCTTCGCCAATATTAAAAACCCTTATCTAAACCAATTGCTTGGGTTTGCTGCTGACGTATTTCTTGACCCAACAACATATGTAACCGGTCCTGGTGGCATTGGAAAAACAGCAGTTAGCCGTGGAATTATTACTGGCGCAACATCAAAAGGAGCAAATGTTGCTGCTCGTGCCGCTGTCGCTCAAGCAGACCAATTCGCAGCCGCTTTGGCGCGAAAAGGTTTTGAAGATGCGCTTGACGATGCTATTCGTATTGGCGATAACACCGCAGCAAAAGCAGCCGAACAAGCAATTGTTAAAGCCGACAAACAAGCCGCTGCCGCTGCTAAAAAGCTTGCTGGTGATGCTGCTGGCCGCACAATGGGAAGAACATCAAACCAAGCTCTTGCTGAACGTGTTCTTAATATGCGTGATGAAGCACAAAAAGTTGTTGATATAGGTACTGAAACAATACCCGGACAAATTGCTTATGCACAACGAACAGTTGAAGTTCTCAATGATGCAGTAATCGCCAACATTCAAAAGAGTGGTCTTGCGGGTATTGCTGGTCCATTTGTTGACATCATTAAGGGTGTTCGTACTCCAGCACAGGACATCCTTGGTGTTCGTGGTGGATTGCGATTTCCTAACCCAAAGGCTGCTGCTCAAAATATTGGAACCAGTCTTAAGAAAAGAATTGCTCCAAGCGCCGACCCTTTTAACCTGTTTCCAGATTCACCTTTAAAAGTAGTTATTCCTGGCACGGAACGTATTACCAATGTTGCCGGAAAACTTCTTGCCGAATCACGTCTTGGTTTGTTCAAAGGTCCAATTGGTCCATTAACAGCAAAAGTTCTTAACAACATCACACCAACTGGCGAAGGTGGAATTCTTGGTTCTGCGGATTTGCTTGAACTTCGTACTGGTTTACGCCGTGGAGGTTTAAGCCCACAAGAAGCTCAAGAAGCAACACGATTGTTGCAGCTTGACCAACAGTATCGTGCTCTTGTAAATAACGAACGCAAGGTTGCTGGTGGGTATTTGCAGAACAGCAGAATTGCTAAAGATTTTACCCCAGCACAATTAAATGAAGTTATTCGTTTGCGTCAAGCAGCGAAAGGTGCAGGCGTTCCAGTAGCGTTAACACCTGAACAACAACTTGCAGCTAATGCAATTGACAAAATATTTGATGACCTGTATAACTATTCTGCAAAAGCATCTGGTGGAACTGGATATATTCCACCGCGTCGTGCAGACTATTTTCCACAAATGCAATCTGATGAATCTCTTCGTTGGGCTGCTCGATTTCCTAAAAAAGCAGAAGAACTTGCAAAGAAACTTAATGTTGACCGTACTTGGTTTGTTGGGAACTTTCGTGCTCGTGAACTAAAGGCTGGTGATGAGTTCTTTGGAAAAGTGCTCGACCAAACAGATATTGATGGTGGTGCAGAAGCGCTTAATACTATTGCCCGCAAATGGGGATTAGATTTTGATTACTTTGAAACAGATGCATTAAAGGTAATTGGTAAGTACACACAAAAGCATGCTCAGTTTGCTGCTTTGCAAAAAACAATTGGTGCATTGCCAGAACAGTTTCCAACAATGGCTGCTCGTGTTAGAAATGGTGATTTTGTAACTCCGAAAGTTATACCTGGACGGACTGGTTCTGTTGGACTTTCACTTGGTATAGGAACTATTCCAACAGAAGAAATGCTTACTGCGCTTTCTAAAGGTGAATTGCAATCTATTTTGGACGATTTGCAATTAATGTCATCAAAAATGAATCTTCGCTCTATTGACGCTAAAGAATTGTCACTAGCAGATAACGTATTAGAACAAAGGTTATACGATATTGCAGCAGATTTCAAAAGTGGTGCACTTACTCCGCCCGCTGCAGCAGTTGTTAGCGATGAAGTAATAAAACTAGCGCAATTAATAATAAATGATGTTAAGGGAAAATTTTTTGAACCAAAGAGTGTTCCGATTACAAGATGGACGGAATATTCAAAGATTGTTAAAAAAGGATTCCAAGAACTTAATCCTAATTATTTTGACGTAGATGGAAACCTGATTAAAGGAACAGCACCAGACATTGCTGTAACCGACGAGCTTGCGGACCTTTTGCGCAATGCAGAACGAATGGAAGACCCTGCTTTTGCGGCTCGTGCAAGGCAATTAACAAAAGATTACACAAACTTTTCAAAAGCATATTTAGTTGCTCGTCCAGGATTCCATGTCCGTAACGCATTAAGCAACGTGTTTCAGTTGGTTGCAGCCGGTGCTAATCCAAGATACCTCAATGAAGGTAGAAAGCTTTTGATACAAGTAAATGATGGATTGAAGCTTGGCAAAACTCCGCGTCAAATAGCAGAAGCGATAATCAGACCCGATATTATTACCCTAAGTGGAATGGATGGTTTAAAAGCCAAACGAGTATTGATTGATGCAATTGAAGATTCAATCAACTATTCAGGTGCTACGGGCTTTGGTCAGTTTGGTGAAATTGCTGCAGAAGTTGGTACTGCAAACCGTGGTCTATTGCAAAAAGGTGCTCCCAAGGGATTGAAGGGAGTGAGGGACTTTGACCGTGGTCTCACTAAACAAATTTCTAGAGGAGCTGGTGGACTTTTAGTTGCCAACCGTAAAGCTGGTGAGTTCATTGAAAACTATACGCGTTTTGGATTGATGTGGGACGGTATTTCTAAAGGACTTAGTCCAGCAGAAGCAACAGCGCGCGTAAACAAATACTTGATTGATTATTCCGACCTTAGCAATCTTGACAAAGTTGCCAAGCAAATCATTCCGTTCTGGACGTTTATGAGTCGCAACACGCCATTGCAGATTGAGCTTATGTGGACAAACCCACGTGCATACGCTCTGTACAACAGTGCACAACGTCAGATTGAGGATAAGACACCAGAAGAAGAAGGTGGATTAGTAATTCCCGGCTACGAAAAAGACCGTGGTGTATTTGCAACCAAGGAAGAAGGATTTGGAAAGTTGCTTCCGGGCAATGTTATTCGTCCTGGTCTTTCATTCCCTGGTGGTGGAGACAATGTGATTAAAGGTTTCATTGAAAATCCAAAAGGATTTCTTGCAAATACCAACCCTGTTTTCCGTGCTCCTCTTGAAGCGGCGTTCGGTGTCAAACTGTTTACTGGTGCTCCGATTGCTAAAAAGGGTGAG